ATAACATGAATGACTACCACTACATATTGTGTAGGGCGAAAAATAAAACCTTTGGTCTAAAAAACATTAGTGATACAATGACTAAAAACAATAGGAGACAATACTATGCAAGACAAGACAAGAGACTTATCAATATCAAAAGTCTATAGAATGAAAGACTTATACAATGTTACTAGTGCAAAACCATCAACGATCTATACCTGGATTAGGCAGGGTAAATTCCCTAAACCTAAGAAGATGAATCGTATTTCGGTGTGGAGTAAAGATGTTATTGACAACTGGATGGAAGAAAAACTACAATCGTAGTGTTTATCATAGTGGTTGGGGTAAAGCTACTTGCCCCAACTAAAACACAAGATATAGTATTTATATTGATCTAAAACACAATATGTAGTTGTAATGTAAAAAAAAATCATTAGAATAAGGGGTGGATAACTATGTCTATTGAAAATACAAGAATAGAAGAAATAATATCCACTCTAAATACCCGCAGAGAAACTAACAAGCTCACTTATTACAAGCCTTATGCTTTTCAGACACGATTTCATAATAGTGGATCAGAAGCTAATCAAAGGCTATTGATGGCGGCAAACAGGGTGGGAAAGTCCTATGTAGGGGCTATGGAGATGTCTATACACCTAACAGGACAATACCCTAGTTGGTGGAAAGGAAAAAGGTTTAAAGAGCCAATAAGAGCCTGGGTATGTGGCGCTAGTAATGAAACCACACGTGATATTTGTCAAAGAGAATTATTTGGGCAACCGGACAACCCGAGAGATAAAGGAAAAGGATCAATTCCTAAACATCTCATTGGAGAAACTACAAGGAAACCTGGAGTGCCTAATGCACATTCATCCGTCCTTGTTAAACATAAAAGCGGTGGGTGGTCTCGTGTTGCCTTTAAAGCCTATGAAATGGGTGCTGAAAAATTTATGGGGGAGAGTATCGATCTAGTATGGCTAGATGAAGAACCACCACAAGACATCTATTCACAATGTATTACTCGTACCCTAGACAAGCAAGGACAAGTCTATATGACATTTACCCCAGAATCAGGAATGACTGAGGTAGTACAGAATTTTACGTCAGAATTGAAGTCAAAACAGGCATTAATTACTGCAGGATGGGAAGATGCAGACCATCTAACTGACGACATGAAAGAACAGATTTTACAAGCATTACCACCTCATGAGAGAGATATGAGGTCTAAAGGAATACCAATGATAGGTAGTGGTTTGGTATTTCCAATATTAGAGGATAACCTGACCTGTGAACCATTTACTATACCCTCTCATTACCCTCGTATCGCAGGTCTCGATTTTGGCTATGACCATCCAACAGCAGTTGTATGGGTAGCATGGGATAGAGATGAAGATATCGTGTATATCTATGACACCTACAAGATGTCAAAACAAACACCTGATTATCACGCATCTCATATCAACAACAGAGAAGGTAGTCATTACATACCGATAGCTTTCCCTCATGATGGATATCAACACGATAAAGGAAGTGGTATTACCCTAGCTGAACAATATCGTACAGCTAATGTCAATATGTTGCCATTTCACTTTGAGAACCCACCAGCTTTGGGAGAAAAGAAAGGTGGTAATTCAGTTGAAGCAGGGATCATGGATATGTTATCTCGCATGGAACAGGGTAAATTTAAGGTATTTAACACCTGTTATGACTGGTTTGAGGAGTATAGGTTATATCATCGTAAAGATGGTAAGATAGTTAAGATTAAAGATGACATCATGTCTGCTACACGTTATGCAGTTATGAGTTTAAGACACAGTACAACAGAGACATCTAGGTGGAATAGTAAAGGTAGACTAGGACCAGATGTCGCAATAGTTTAGGAGACATCATGACAGCAACACCTAAATGGTTACAAGATGTTATGGATAAAAGTTCTGCTGCATCAGGTAGAGCAAAAAGCAGAAGCAATGCTCCAACAAAAAAAGAATTACAAAAAGCCAATAAACAAGCAAAAGATATTTTGACAAACATAGGTTTAACAATGGTACCTGCTCATTTAATTGGAACAAGAATAGGACAACAACTAGCAAAAGGATATGGTAAAGCTATTAGTAGTGGAATAACTAACACACTTCAAAGGGGAGGTAGTTCTAGGATAGCAAAAGACATCCCAAGAAAACAAAACCTAAGAAATCCATTTAATCGAGAACATTATGAAGGTGGAGACCCAAGAAAACCAGGTTATGAAACGTTACCTGTAATGATGAGTCCTGACCAATATTTAAAATTAGCAGGTAGAGTTAATTTAAAAACACCTCAAAAACAAAAGAAAATAAAAGAAATGGCTAGAGTTATGTCTGGTGCAGCAAAAGGTAAGGCAGGTAAGAAGCAAATAGAATATTCTGGGGTAAGAACTGCACCTCAGTTTATGGTAATGCCTACAAAAGAAGGATTAAAAATAGGTGGACATGAGGGCAGACATAGAGCAGCAGCAGCAAAACTGCTAGGTATAAAAAAAATTCCAGTTACCATTAAGTTTTACGATCAACCTAAACATCTTTTATCGAAAGGTCAAAAAATGGAACTTTTAGGTGAAAGAAATTCAGTAGCACAAAGATTTAAAAGAAGATATGGGAAAAAGAAATAATGGCTAACTTAATAGCATCTCCTACTCAAATGGCTTATAAACTCCAAGAATTAGAGGAAAAGCTAGAAAAATTAAACGAACAAGTTATCAAATTGCAAGGTAAAGCGGAAGGGCAACTTGAATCACTAAAGGTAAAAAATGGCAGAAAAACCAAGAAAATTAACTGAAGACGAACTAGTCTCACAACTTAACTCTGAGATACAAGGAGCTACAGGTTACGCAAATACTGAACTCTCTAATCAAAGAGAAGATGCTATGAAGTATTACCTAGGTGAGCCTTTCGGAAATGAGATAGATGGACGATCTGAAATCGTTACAACTGATGTCAGAGATACAGTTGAATACATTATGCCATCTTTGATGCGTATTTTTACTACTCACAACAACATTGCAGAATTTGAGCCACAAGGTCCAGAAGACGTTGAAATGGCTGAACAGGCGACTAACTATGTCAACTATGTATTTAATCGCCAAAATAACGGGTTTAAGGTCCTTTATGACGCATTTAAGGACGCATTGATATCTAAAACAGGTGTAATTAAGCATTTCTGGGAAGAAAAAGAGGAAGTTAGTACAGAAACGTACACAAACCTAACTGAGATTGAGTACCAATCAATCCTAGCAAATGATGACTTAGAAGTAGTCGAACATACAGAGACACTGATACAAAAAGCACAAACAGATGAAATGGGAACATTAGTAAGCCCAGAGATAGTGACACATGATGTTGTAGCTAAATGTTATAAAAATTATGGGCAAGTCAGGGTCATGTCAGTTCCCCCAGAAGAATTTTTAGTTTCACGTAGAGCAGCGTCTCTTGAAGATGCAGATTTCGTCTGTCATAGGGTTAAAAAATCGGTAAGTGATTTGATTGCTGAAGGTTATGATCCTGCCATTGTTAACGAAATCCCAAGTTATGACCAATCAGAAGCAGAGTTAAATGAGGAAAGACTAGCTAGATTTAGCTATGACGATGACTCTGTACCACCATCTGAGGGTAGCGGTCCAAATAAAAAGGTTTGGATTGATGAGTGTTATATGCGTATTGACTACGATAATGATGGAGTTGCAGAACTTAGAAAGATTACAAAAGGCGGACATTATATCTTAGACAATGAAGAAATCGACATGATTCCTTTTTCTGCTATTTGTCCATTACCTATTCCACATAAGTTTTATGGCATGTCTATTGCAGATACTGTCAAAGATATCCAACTCATTAAATCTACAATCATGCGTAACCTGTTAGATAACATGTATCTAACCAATAATGCACGTTATGCAGTATTAGCAGGACAAGTAGAGTTAGACGATTTATTAACATCAAGACCAGGTGGTATTGTTAGAATGAGAGCGCCAGGTGCTGTTACAGCTTTACCTACACCACAAATCCAACCTTATGCGTTCCAAATGGTTCAATACCTAGATGGTATTAGAGAAGAAAGAAGTGGTGTATCTAAAATGACCCAAGGTCTCAATCCTGATGTATTAACTTCACATGTGACATCAGGTGCGATTTCAGCAGCAACAGAGTCTTCAATGCAAAGAATTGAACTTATTGCTCGTATTTTTGCAGAAACAGGTGTTAAAGATTTATTTAGAAACATATACGCACTCGTACAAAGATACGAAGATAGACAAAAAATGTTCTATCTCAATGGAAAATTTGTACCGATTGATGTATCAAGATGGAAAGAAAAGCTGAATTGCACTGTCAATGTTGGTGTAGGCAGTGGATCACAACAATCTAAAATGCAAACAATGTCTAGTATTATGACGATACTAGGAACATTAGTGCAACAAGGAGCTATGGGAACGCTAGTTACATCTAAGAATTTATATAACGCAATAGGTGAATATATTGCACAAGCAGGATATAAAAATACAGATCAATTTATATCTAATCCTGAAATGATGCCACCTAAACCACCAGCTGAACCTACATTGGAAGAAAAGGTCGCTGCTCAAAAAGCACAAGTAGAATTACAAAAACTACAATTACAAGCTAAAGAATTAGAAATAGAAACACAAATTAAAGCGCAAGAACTTAAACTAAAAGAAGAAGAAGCTATGGTTGACTTAGCTATTAAGCAACAAGAACTTGAGCTTAAAAAACAACAACAAGAGATTAACAAAGCAGAACTTGCACTAGAAGCGGTACAAGGAAGACCTGTCGGTATCGGACCAACATAATGGCTTTTCCTAAGACTTCAGGCTATGGCAAAATAAAAAGACGCAAATTAATTTCTAAAAAAATTAAAATATTAAAAAAAGAAGGGAAGCCACAGAAACAAGCGGTAGCAACTGCTTTATCTATGTACCCTAAAAAGAAAAGGTTGCCACTAGCATGAACGATAAGGATATCAATACAGAACTTGAGCTTTTAAAAAAAGACGTAGAACTCATAAAGACTAATCATTTAGCACATATCGCTAAAGATATCGACAATTTAGATATCAAAGTATCTGTTATAGACGAGAAAGTAGACAAAATAGAATCAGATTTATCGAAGTTTAGGCACATAGCTTATGGTGCTATTGTTGTTTTTGTTTTGATGAGTGATAAATTTAACGACATATTGAGGTTATTATAATGCCAAAAGGACCAGGAACATATGGGAAGAAACGTGGTAGACCACCAATGAAGAAAAAGAAAAAAGGTAAGTGCTGATGGCTAAGAAAGGGCTATACGCAAACATACATGCTAAACGAAAAAGGATTAAAGCAGGATCAGGAGAAAAAATGAGAAAGCCTGGAACTAAAGGCGCTCCTACATCCAAAAGCTTCAAACAAGCTGCAAAGACTGCAAAGAAAAAAAAGAAGTAATTGGCTAAGAAAGAAGAAGGTATAGCACGTAGTAAATATTACAGCGATAGATATGACTATTACATATCTTTAGGACATCCTAATGGGGCATCTGCTAAGTTAGCTCATGTTGATTTGGCAAAAGAATTTGAACAAAAGAATCCAACAATAGACAAACTTAAACAAATATGACAAGACAAGAATTAGAAAAATTCATGTTACAAAACCGACTTTCTGTCGAGGAGTTTCATCGTAAGATAGGATATAGTCCTGACATCATACGTAAGTTCCTCAAAGGCACAAAGAAGATTCCTGACCACATGTCGTTAGAATCTTTAACTAAAACAATCAAAGGGGATTAACTACACCTGCGTAAGCAGATAGAATCCAGGAGAAACAATGGAAGACAAAAAAGAAGCTCAGATTAAAGCTGGCA